ATAGAAAAGTTTACACTAGCAGGTGAGGCGCTGCAGGTTGTAAGTGCTTGGATTGATTGAGATGGTGGTGCGTTTGTAAGTGTCAGCACACACACTGTATACACGGGCTATCGCGCGGCAATGTAGCCGCAAGCCTATCATAGTGTGGCAAAAATGCAACAGTGTCTCTTTTTTGCAACAGGTACCGGGGGACTATTTTAAAGGCATGCACCCGGACAAACTGGGGCCGCTTCGATATGTATTAAATACATGTTCTACACACACGGAGAAAGCATGACTAAACTCACAACCTATACAACACGGCAAATCATTGCTGACTTAGCCGATGGCTTTACGATGGTAGATGCTTGTAATCGTGCTGGCGTTACTAGGCAAGCTCTGTACAAGCGTATGAAGCGCAGCGAGGAGCTTGACGCTGCAGTACGCACTGCACAGCAGTACAGTGCGGAGAAGGCGCTAGAGGAGCTTGATAAGCTATATGACGATGCCCTTAACAAGCGGAAAGACTATGACCCGCATGTACTGCGTGATTATGCCAATCATGTGCGCTGGAAGGTGCAGAAGATTATTCCTGAGCGCTTTGGCGAACAAAAGAACAAGGCTGGCGTTGAGGTGACTGACGGTGGCATACGCATTATGTGGGAAAGCTAATGGACGTTAAGATTCCGTATAAGCCTCGTGCGCTCCAAGCTGAAATGCACAACAGCCTGAAGCGCTGGAATGTCTTAGTGATGCACAGGCGCTTTGGCAAGACTGTGTTTGCGGTTAATCAGCTAATAAAGACGACACTGACTTGTCCTTTGCCAAGGCCGCGCACTGCGTTTGTTGCGCCTACGTTTGCACAGGCCAAGCGTATTGCTTGGGATTATGTGAAGTTTTACGCATCTGTGATTCCTGGCGTCACGTTTAACGAGACTGAACTTCGTGCAGATTTCCCTAACGGGGGGCGGTTAATGTTGTTGTCTGCCGAAAACCCGGATGCTCTGCGTGGTATTTACTTGGATGAGTGTGTTTTCGATGAATTTGGCATGCAAAATCCAAGGGTATGGGGGGAGGTTGTACGGCCTGCGTTATCTGACAGACAGGGGTCGGCTTGTTTTTTAGGCACGCCTGCGGGGCATAACCATTTTTTTGATTTGTTAGACACGGCGCGTGGGCAGATTGCAGAAGGCTCTCAAGACTGGTATTTTAAAGTTTGTAAGGCTAGTGAAACAGGTATTGTTAGGCCTGATGAATTAGATGCTGCTAAGGCGCAGATGACACCTGAGCAGTACGAACAGGAATACGAGTGTTCCTTTACGGCGGCTATTATCGGCGCCTACTACGGCAAGTTGTTAGGGGAAGCTGAGGAAGATGACCGCATTACTAGGGTGCCTTACGACCCTATGTACCCGGTTCACACGGCTTGGGACTTGGGCATTAATGACTCTACGGCCATTTGGTTTGCGCAGATATTCAGAGGCGGTGCGGTAAATGTTATTGATTATTACGAGAGTTCTGGCGTTGGTCTCGACCATTATGCAGATATACTCACAAAGAAAGATTATAATTATGGCGACCACCTCGCTCCTCACGACATTGAGGTCCGTGAGTTGGGTTCGGGTAAAAGCAGGCTTGAAACGGCTTACTCGCTCGGAATCAGATTCAAAGTAGTTCCTAAGATGAAGGTTGCTGATGGCATCAATGCCGCACGGATGTTACTGCCTAAATGCTACTTTGACCGCGACAAGACAGCGGAGGGGTTAGATATGCTGCGGCAGTACAGGCAGGAATGGGATGACAAAAAACGCAGCTTCAGAGACGCGCCAAGACACGACTTTACAAGCCATGCAGCAGATGCGTTCCGATACCTCGCGGTCGGGCTTGAAAACAGAACAAGGATGGTCAAACCTCCTCAACAGGTTGCGGACAACAGTTACAACCCTTTTCAACATTGATTTGAGTAAACCTTAATGGAAATAAGCAGCTTTCACTACGACACTGCGTCTATGATGATGGAATACAGCCCTTATCATGCTGACTATACAAGGGCTGACAAAAGATTGTATTTAGAACCGCCGTTGGCAATGGGTAATTACATATTTGGTTTAGATGCTGAAGCGACTCCTTACTTATTTGCTACATGGGCATTCCCCGACTACGATGACATTGACCGATATATGGCAACGGGCAAGTTTCCGCCTAGCGCATGGCGTGGTGATGGCGATAGTCCTTGGGTTATTGATTTTATCTGTTTTGGTGGTCGCAAGGGCATAACTGAGGGCTTTAGGTCTTTAAAAGACATTTTTATTCAAATGGGTTATAGTGACTGCTATTGGTTAAGAACGGAGACTGGCAAGGTCGGTTTTCATAAGTTAAAGGAGAACTAAGATGGGTTCAGGTGGAGGCGGCGGTGGCGGCAGCGATAGAAATCGTGGTGTAGAGCGTGGCAGGACAGCACCTCCAACTCCTAAGCCAAAACCTGCGCCTAAGCCAAAGCCTAGTGTCTCAAGGCCTACTGGTGGTGAAGACAGGCCTGCACCAAAGCCTGCGCCAAAGACTGGCGCAAAGCTAGGTGATACAGGCGGGCCAGCATCTGAAAAGATGCGCGAGGTTGGTGTTAGTTACACGCCTACGTCCAAGCCCGGTGGCGGTTTAGAAATGAAGGCCGACATTAAAAAGACCGCACCAAGCGGTGAGTTGGCTCGTACTCTTGGTCCAAGCCCTGGAGATGTGCTGGCTACTGTTGGTGATTTGCCAAGTGTAGACAGAGACACAGCAGCTGCAAATATTGCTGGCCGTCCTGACTTGAACCGTGATGTTCTTGGCGACCTTGCAACCCGCGCTAGGGTTGGGCAGTTGCCAGACACGTCAGTTGGCAGCGTGAACCTATTAAATGCAATCGGCGCAAAGTCGGCCATGAATATCCTAACAAAGATTGCTAAGGATGAGCCTGTCATTAAGGATGGCAAGATTACTTACAGCACAGAGATTGTTAAGGATGAGCGTGGTGGCGTTGCTGGTATTATTGAGCCGGGGCTTGTCGAAGGCAGTAAGGTTTATACGGGGCGTCCCGACCTTGACCCGTTTAAAGGCGAGCCAGAACGCGATGAGCCAGAGCCTCAGCCTCAGCCGGATGAGCCAGTGATTGAAGATGAGGCAGCGGGAACACTGCTTGCGCCGACTAAGAAACGCGCTAGGGCTACTCGTTCTAAGCGCTTTGCTGGTGAAACCCTGCTGGAAGGCGGGGGCGTCCTATACAAGTAAGGTTGTTGTTATGGTTGATTATGCTTCTAAATATTCTTGGTTTCTTGATAAAACCGCACAGGCAGAAATTGCTGGTGGCGACAGGCTCAAGGAAAGGTCAGAAAAAAATAATGTAATCACCACAGGCACTTATCATATTACTTTTGATGAGTTCAAAACCACACGCGCAAATGTTCCTGAGTTAACAGAGGCATACCCACAGCTGGCGCAGTTTGCAAATCAGCGAGAGTATTTGGACTTTGTTAAACAGAACCCAGCTATAGAGTCGCAAATCGCAGGCGCTGTCTTTGAAAGAAGGTCACGGCAGTTTAACACTCAAAGTGATAACCTTACGGCAGTCGATTTGACTAAACTTCCAAAACAAACACAAGAAGCTGTGTTGCTGTTTAGCTACAATGCCAATGTTACGCATCCTAAAATGCGCAGATACTTTGCCATTTACACAAGCCTCCCCGAAGGGCACCCGATGAAAAAGGATATGTTGAATGCAGGCATTGGACAGATGACTATTGGCGACAGTAATTATAAACACACAAACCTAGAAGAAGGTGAGCCCGGCAATATGGGGCTCCCCAAAAGATATTATGGGCTGCAAAATTACGCTAGAGGCGGTGATTTTCTTACGCCTGACGAAGCGGAAGCCCAAGCAAAGAAGCAGGGAACAACCTCAAAAGAAAAGATACGTTTGTCCGAGATACAAGCAGAGTCTACTTTTGAAAACTATCAGGCTTTCATGACATTGCCGCAGCCAGAACAAGCTGCAAGAATGTTGCCAACAATGCAGGAGCCAGAACAAGGCGCAAGCTTGTTGCCAGCAATACAGGAGCCAGAGTTCCCGCCAGAAGCGACTTACCCATAGGAGACAGCCATGAGTTTTCTTACCCCTAAAATGCCAACACCCCCACCAGCCCCTCCTCCACCACCGGAGCCGGATATTGGCAGGGCAAAAGCCATGGCTGAAGAGGCTATGTCTAGCGAAATGCGCAAGCGTAAGGGCCGTGGCTCGACTATTGTAGCTGGTGCGCTAGGTGATACAGCAACACCTACAACCAAAACACCAACACTATTGGGGTAAGTCATGGATAAAGCGGTCAGCATAGCAAAGCGGTTTGACTATATTAAAAGCCGCCGCGATAACTGGGACACACACTATCAGGAACTTGCGGACTACATGCTCCCGCGCAAGGCTGATATTGTGAAGAAGCGGTCCCGCGGTGAAAAGCGCATGGAACTTATCTATGATGGTACAGCGCTACAGTCTATCGACCTGATGGCTGCTTTCCTTCACGGCATGCTTACAAGTGGTGCGGCGCCTTGGTTCCACCTAGATATCAAGGATACTGATATTAACCGTGATGACGATGTGCGTGAATGGCTGCAAGACACATCCAGGCGCATGATGCGTGCATTTAACCAGTCTAATTTTGAGACTGAGGTGCATGAGACTTACGTTGACTTGGTTGTATTCGGTACATCCTGCATGTTTATTGAAATGGACAAAGGTGACCTACGGTTTAGCACACGCCACATTTCTGAGTTCTACGCCCAAGAAGACCAGTTTGGCATGGTGAACACCGTATTCCGTATGTACAGAATGACTGCGGAGCAAGCTGTAGAGCGCTTTGGCATTGAGAATGTCAGCGACTTCATTAAGAAAAAGGTTGAAAAGAATCCTGATGAGGAAGTCGAGATACTGCATGCGGTTATGCCTCGCACAGAGCGCGATGTAACAAAGGGTAACAACAAGAACATGCCATTTATGTCTGCGTATCTTTGCATGCAGACTAAGATGATTATGTCAGAGGGTGGTTTTGAGGAACTTCCTTACGTTGTGCCGCGCTTTTTGAAAGCAACTGGTGAGGTTATGGGTCGTTCACCAGCTATGACTGCGCTGCCTGATGTTAAGATGCTGAATTTGATGTCTAAGACAATTATTCAGGCTGCACAAAAGCAGATTGACCCGCCTCTGCTTGTGCCTGATGACGGTTTCTTGTTACCTATTCGTACACAACCGGGGGGTCTTAACTTTTTCCGGGCTGGCTCCCGCGACAC